AAAGCTCAGGAGTGGCACACTGAGCGTTCCACTCCTTTATCTGGTCAGGCCGGTCGCACATGATAATCCCACCAGGGATATCGTCTATGTGACCCACCTTTACGTTGGCATTGTTGCCGACGACGATACGAGGCACGCCCATGACGTCCTGCGCTTCGTCCAGTTTACGGTTGAGCTTGTCTAGGTTCTTTTGGCTAGGAGCAAGCCTGCGTACGGCGCTCTCTCCCCAGAACCCCTCAAGCTTGGGACCGAAGCGAATGAAGACGAACGGGAAGGTGTCCCAGGAGAACTCCTCACAAACAAGCGTACATCCGTTTATCCAGATGACGTGCTTACCGTCGCCAGAGTCGGAGCCACTAGGAAGGTGCCAGGCTTCCCGCAGTGTGAGCATGTCACACTTGCCAGTGTTCTGAGACCCAAGCTCCAAGTCGTCGTTGGACGTGCAGCGCTCTATCCCAGCAAGCCTGTCCTCCACCGAGCCGTAGAAGCCCTCTACGTCGTCCTTGTAGGCGTCAAAAAGAACCCAGCGGTCTACGTGGTCCTTTTCGTAGAAGTTACGAGGGAAGCCGTGCTTGGCCTCAATACGGTCCACCATGAGGTACCGTGGGTTTCTGGCCGTAATGGTAATCTGAGCTACTGGCTTGTCACCGTAGCAGTCGACCTCTTTCCAGCCCACCTTGATTGGTCCAGTGCCATGAACAAGGCTAAAGATACCAGCCTGAGGAATGGCACATTCGTAGGCCTCAGCCTCGTCCAGTGCGCCTTCCAGCCATCGGCTGTATGACTTGGCCCTGTCCCACTCGTCCCAGTCTGCGTCGTTTACACTGACGGCAGGGACGATACGGTTCTTGAACACCTGGGCCCAAAGGGTCTCAATGGTGTTCTGAAGCTCATTCTGGGAAAGGTCGTCGGTGGCTATGCCTCGGAAGCTATCGTCGCCGTAGGAGGTCTCAGCAGAGCCAAAGAGACGCTCATATTCCTTGTAGGCCGCGTAGCGTCCGGACTGGTCGTCCTCCATGGACTTGACCATTCCGTCAAGTATCTCATGTGGCTTCTTCCCGTACTCATCGGCACGCCACCACTGTGTGGTGGTCAGCTTTGGCTTTACCGATTCCTTCTTCCGCTCTTTTTTAGACTCAGGCTCGTCATGAGCCTTTTTGTCCTCCGACTCGTCATGGTCCGTCGGAGTGAGTGGTGTATTATATTGGGCCATTAGCCCAAAACTACACCCTATTCCTGGGTAAGTCTAGACGACATGATGGCTAGCTTCATCTTACCCAGACAGCAAGCCATGTACCGTTCAGCACACTCAAGTAGAAAGTCGGCCCTGTCAGAGCTTGCCGCAGCGTAGACGCAAGATATGGCGTCCTGTAGGTCGGTCTGGGCCTTATCTGACAAGGCCTCAATGACCATCCTGCGTCTACCTTCGGTCTTCAAACATACGTCGGTATTGACTGGCATCTAGCTTGGACTTTACTTCCTTTTGGGTCTTTTTCAAGTAGTCGTCCATTTTCTTCTGGTCGGCAGACCTAAGCCTTCGGTCGAATTCCGATTTCCATTCTGGACTGCCAGGCTGATACAGAATCTTTGTGCTGCTTATGGCTTTATACGCAAGGTCATGCACAGCCAACGTCCAGGCGGACACCAGGTCTCCGTGCCCCATACCTATCTTCCTAGGAACCCTGATTGTTGTTAGTCCACCAGGACTAGGCTTGGCCGTGACTAGTTTAGCCTGGCTCATTAGTCGTCTGCCAATGGCATTGTCCGGGACCCTTACGAGACCCTCATGAAGCACCGCTCTTGTCCTCTGGAAGACGTCAGACTTACCCTTAGAGCCCTCAGGGGCCCCGTAGACCACAAGGCCAGACTCTGCCAGTTGCTCCTTTAGGGCAAGCCTGTAGTGCCCGTCAGCGATGACTCCTGTCGCTCCGTATCTCTTAGATATGAGAGCGAATTGCTTCATGACGTATCCAGGCTTTAGCGGCTCATTGGGCTTGGGACGGAACTCTTCAAGAAAGAGTGTCCTATAGTACTTGCCGGTAAACTCAACCACGGCAATGGCGGAGGAGTCTCTTGTGAACCCAAGGTCACACCCGACCGAAATGGGATAGTCAGGGTTAGGCTTTAGCGGATATTCACCTGCCATAAGCTCATCAAGAGACGTAGATAGGGCATTGGTGTCGAAGAACTCTCCACCCGTTATGCCGTCCAGCTCACAGAAGAACTCCCTGCGGGCATTCTCCGGGTCCTTGAGGACCTCCTCTTCGACAATGGCTTTTATGTGAGGCTCATTGCGGATGAAGGTGGTTGGGGCCTTTATGGCAACTGCCGTGGTTGGCTTGCCCCAGTTGTGCTCAAACATACGACCCATGAGGCAGTCGATTGGCCAAGGCGTACTTATAAGCATTCCTTTGCCACCTGGCATCAGCCGTGGTTTTAAGGCCCTGAATATCTCTTCATCGTCTATGGCAAAGTCCCTGGTCCCTTCAGAATTAGACGTAAGGAACTCTGCTTCTTCGAACAGAAACCCAATGATGTCCCTTGAGCGCACGTTGCCACCACGTCCTGATGCGGCGAAGGCCTCAATCTTGACCAGTCGGCCGTCTGGACGACGAAGCTGAAGACTGTCGGACGTGTCGGCCACGACAAGGCGTTCAAGCGCAGGTTGACCTCTAATCATCTCCCTGGCCATACCAACCGATATCTTGGCCGTTGGCTTGTCAGGAGCAATGATGATGAAGTAAGGAACGCTACCTGGACCAGCTAGGCTTATATCGGCCGTTACGGCCGTGTAGACGGCGTAGGCCGCAATTAAGGTGGACTTGCCTGAGCCTCTTCCAAGCCTCATTAGGACGAACCTGCGGGCATCCTTAGGTATTACCTCAACGCCACCGAACAGGGTCACCGCAAGCGTATGCTCCTCCCCCTCCAGCTCTCCAGGCTGGTAGTCGTCAAAGGCGACCTTGGCCAACACCTCCTGACCAGGCGTAAGCTTCAGCTTGAGCACCTTGGAGCAAAATTCATAGAAGGGCAGTACTTGAACTTTTTTCATAAATTAGTGTGGGGCCTTCCACCCCACTGGGCCGCCCGCTGCTGGCGTTGAGGTTTTGCAGTCACCCCCAAGTCCACTACCCTGGTAATGCTCCAGGCTAAAAACGCTTATAAGACGTTCTCTTTGCTACTTGCCGGACCGTAGTGGGAGTAGGTGGGTAGTTTATTTTGTTACCAGTGGACTTGCCCAGGTCCATAAATTAGTGGCCGTTCCGTCCCTGAGCGTCCCTCATGGCCATGACTCTGGCTCGTTCGTCAGAATTCTTCTGGTGAGCCACGTCAGCGTCTGACTGCTTGGACATGTAACTATGGAGCCAATCTGGCACCTCAGAACCAATTGGCTTCGGAGCGGTCACGTACTGGGCCCCGCCAGTTCGAATCAAAGCTGGGTCTACGGCCGTAGAGGTGTCCTGCCTTTGATTCATAAAGTCCTGCTCCTTGGCGTTGGCCCATGCCATGAGTTGGTCAGGAGTGAGTGTCTGAGCTACGTGCTGGACGGGCCGCTGAGAGCCTTGAGAGACCGTAGGCGGTCCGTTCGTGCCAGACACATGTGTACCGCCGATGCCCAAAGCCGACGCAGGTAGTTCAGGCGTTTCTCCTGAGGATTCTGGACTGCCAGGAGATTCGACACTGCCGACGAGCGAAGGATGACGAAAAGAAGCACGTACAGTCTTATTTGGACTGACAGCGTAGCCTCTCGTATCCAAAGGTAGGCTTGATTCAGACGGCCATAGATGCTGCTCATTATCTTCCATACGATACCTCATCCACATAAATAGCCATTGAGGCTATTTGTCCCATCTTATTTGAGGATTTTATGTGGGTCAAACATAACTGCCGACAGAAGCGCTGTACGGATGCAGTCGTTAGCTCTTTGGTCCTTGAGTGGGTCTCCGTCGATACGAGCTGGCCATTCGATAAACTGCCAGTCCTCCGCACCACCGTGACACCTGGCCCAAATCTCAACACCCTTGCTATTGGCGTTCTTCATCTCAACGGCTTCTACTTCTCTGCCACAAGTAAGGCAAAGTGGCCATGAGCGGTAGGTCCTGGTGCCCTCAGGAAGAAATAGACCCTCCTTACGCTCTGCCTGGCGCTCAATGGCAGCGGACTTGCGGATAGCCGCCACCAGCTTCTGTTTGTCAGGGTTACGTAGGTTTATCGCCATGGCTCTACCATTGTCTCAAGCTCATTAACTACGTCAGTGTGGGAAAGTCCCCCCATATGTGCTTCTGC